GCTCTTGTCATTCTTGGATGATTTTTCATTGCTTTTATTAATGAACTTTCTGGAACATCTAATGCTGAAATATTTCCAGCTGAAATCCCAGATTGTAACTTTAGTGCAAGTTGAGTGTTCTTTCCGACCATTTTACCAGTAGTCATATCCTTAAATTGATTACCCATCCAAGTATATTTGCGCCCACCTGGCTTCAAAGCATAAGATGCTCCCTTTACAGCACCAAATGCACTACTCATACCAGCTCTTGTAGCCCAAGCAGCTGATTCATCTATACCAGCAGTTATCATTCCAAGTGACCTTAATAAACTTCCAATCGCAGATTTCATAGGTTTAAAAATTGTCCATTTTCCACCAATCCATGCAAGTTTTCCCAAGACTGTCAAACCTTTAAAAAATCTGAAAGGCTTAAAGAAAAGGAAAGCACCACCTAATACTGTCATCAATTCGACCCAGTTATCTTTAAAATGCTGCCATCTATCTATCTTATTACCTTCTGGATCTTCACCTTTAACAAATGCAATTACATCAATTAAACCATCAACAAATGTCCCCAGCAATTTACCAAGCTGTTTAAGAGCCCAAAGTACTTTATTATTTTTTCCAAATAATTCAGTAAAAATCTGACTTATACCACCAATAAAAGAACCTTGTTTTGCACCATAACCTCTAGGCCCTACACCCTCTGCACCAAAAAATGCTTCAAATATTCTTTTTAGGGAAGCTCCAAGTTTTTTTGTCATATCTTGAAGTGTAGGTAAAAGATCTTCCCATACTTGTTGAATTTTATCAAATGCCTTTTTGGTTTTTTCCACAAGTTGTGGCACTTTATCTACTAATGCTTTTTTCCATTCTTCCCAAGTATCACTTTCTAAGAATTTTATTAAACCAGCGATTGCAGCTATAAAAAACCCCTTTTTGATTAAACCCCAAAGAGTATCAATACCACCTTTAATTTTTGTTTTTAAATTATTTCCAATACCAGTAAGAGATTTGCCTATATAACTATTTTTCCCTACAAAACTTCCCAACAAATTCTTCATGTAGGTTGCTTGGTCTTTTGCTACTTCTTTTGCTTTTGTAGCTGCAACTCTTCCACCAGCAACTGCAGCTCCCCCAGCCTGTTGAACCTTTAATGCTGCTTTTTGAAGTGCATTAGTTTCTTTTATTTCTAAAATTAAATTTTTAATTGAATCGACAGTTTCTGCCATTTTATTTTACCTTATTTTTTAGAAAAAGTTTCCTTTGCATAGAAAGCTGCTACTATTGCAGCCACCGATACAAAATATGTTGGTGCCATATCACCTAATATCTCACCAGCTCCAGTTAATCCTACCCAACTTGCAATAACTACTGCAAAAGGATATAGTAACATTCCAAACAAAGCAAACCAAGCCATCTTACGTTGGGCGTCTTGTTTTGCATCTTCATTTTCCATATCGCTACGTTTATCAGCGAGTTCAATCATTCTTTCTTCTCTCATCATTTCCTCGTCACTTACGACCCCATCGCCATCAATATCTAGATGTGCATATTTGGAATCTATTTCTAATTTCTTTGCAGCCATATTGTTAATCCCTCTCTGTTATTTTTTCATAGCCATTTGTTCTTTTTCATGTCTTTCTTTTTCTTCTCGCAAATGTTTTTCTAAAAGACCTAAATAAATTTCCCTTTCCCATGGCATCATATTTTCTAATTCTGTTAAACTATATTTATGATGTTGCACCATTGCAAAATTAGTTTGATAATAATTAAACAAACTGTCATGTGAAAGGCCTATGCTAAAAAACTTTCTAAACCTTCAAGTAAAACCTCACTTTTTACTTTTGTCTTTGGATTTTCTACTTCAATAGCATGACGTAATTTTGGCATTGTATTAAAAAATTCTACTACAAGATCAAACTGTTCTGTACTTAAACTTTCAATAAAATCTTTAAGGTCTTTACTTTTTATATCTGTTTTATGATGAACTACATCTCCATCATGTATTTCCCATATACACTTTTCTAATAAATTAAAAATTTGTTCTGTTTCTCCAAGTTTTGTACCAATCATTCCTTTCATATCACCAAGCACTGGATATTTCATTATTAGTTTGACACTTTCAGTTAAGGAAATCTCATTATTGTGTTCTTTTGTTATCTTGACTTCAATTTCATCTATGTTAACTTGAACTTCTGCATATGTTTCTTCATCATCTGGACATAAAACTCTAAGTTTTGCAGATTCTCCTACAGATTTGCTTCTTAGTTTTAAAAACACAAATTCCACATCAAAAAGTGGTGACACCTCAGCATTTACTTTACCAAAGGTGCAAGACCTAATAACAGAAGTCATTGTTTCATAGATTTGATTGTCCTGATTGCTTTCTTGAGCTATCATTAATAATTTTTGTTCTTTAACAAGAAATGGTCTATATTTTACTTCTTCACCAGTAGAAGGCAACACCAATGTATATATTGGTGAATTTAGTTTGGGTAACGCCATAATTTTTCATCCTTTATTAATTATAAATTTTATTTCAGTCCAAGAACTGCTGGAATCTTAGACATGATTTTTCTTTCAACAGTATTTACAAGTATATTTGCAATTCGATCTTGAAGAGATTTTGGTAAATCTGCTTCGTCTGTTAAACTTTTCCAGTACCTATAAGAGAAAGATACACTTACTTTTTGTTGCTGGTTTACAGCATTATAATCTAATGTTTGGGCTGCAATTGTTTTTGGAAATGCTTCAACCAATTCAACTCCATATCGTCTATTATCATTTTCATCTAATTGATATATCTGAATAGAACCAACATAGTCATTATAATATCCCATAGACCATGTTTGAGGGTTGTATGCAAGTCTTTGCCATGTTTCAAATAATCTTTTCTCTCTCAAATCTGATGAACATTGGAACACCCCTGTTACTTCTGCATAAGAATATCCTTGAACTATTTCTCTGGCTGGGCCATAGATATTTGTATCTGGTGTCGTATCCAAATTTCTGCCAGGAAAAGATATATTTTCACACTTTAGAGATGTTTCTCTAGCAGTGCCATCTCCAACATTTTCTCCCATGATACCAGCAAATATATTTGACACCAAACCTTTTACACCACTATTACCAGATGGTGGTAAAATTACTGTTTCATATCTAGAAGGTCTTGCTATACCATCACCACTACGATAAGTTCCTAATAATTCATTTAATATTGCGAATGCTGGGCCTGATACTGAATTTGCAAATGCCATTAGATCATCTTCCTACTTTCTCTCCAAACTTCTATTGAAGAGGCTTTCTTAAATCTTTGTACTGGTAATAAGGTTGCGATAGTAAATTCATCTGCACTTACCATACGAAATCTTGATCTTACATAACCAGCAAGATATTTATGTATTGTTGGTTTAACTGCTTTTACATTTTTAACTTTATTATAATTTACTCTTAAAAATGTAGTTGCATCAAACTTTTCATTATTACTAAAATCTCCTAAACTATCTAAAAGTCTTACTCTTATTGGTATCGGTAAGTAATGAAGATTAATACCAAGAAAACCATCAGAGTATTGTTCCAATGGCAAGACTAAAGGAAATGTGTCATAATATGGTAATTTCTTTCCAAACTTTGGAGCATAGATAAACATATTCAGTAAACCAAAAAATGGACTTTTTGATTGTCTACCATCACGAATTAGTTGTGATGTAGTAGGTTTGCCAAATTCTGCAATCTTGTCCTTATACCACTCAGTAGATTTTGGTCTACCTTTTGCGGCTTTTTGAACTGCTTTTATATATTTACTTGCTACTGCCATAATACTATTTATACTGAGGAAACAGGTGATCTTCTGTTAAAATTTTAAACTCCATACCTTGATCTTTACAATATGTTTCTGCTGACTTCCATTTTGCTTGATTTACTGCATAAGTTAAAACTTCATTGAACCACTTTTTAGTTCTGCGTTTTGGATTTTTAATTGGTTGTTTACATTGAGCCTTTGGTTTTACTTCAATGATAAACTTTTTATAAGAACCATTTGTCTGTTTTACTTTCATATAGAAATCTGGGAAATATCTATGTATTTTATTATCCTTTGGTGACATATAAGGTATGATAACTTCTTCACTTCCCCATTCTACTACCTTGTCATTTTTATCACAGTAAACCATGAGTTTTCGTTCCCAGAGAGAACGATATATCACTTGAGAAGGATTGCCCCTATATTTCTTAGGGTTTATTGGAATGTATTTACCTTTGTACGACATAATGTATAAATAGTATTAAAGTTATAGGAATATTTATATGTCAGAATTAAAGTCACAACTTTTAAGCTTTGGTGCATCACAATTCAAAAAATATATGGGGGGTGTGTTAAGTAACGTATCTGGTGGTAGAATATCAGGTGGTTCTGCTCCCACATTAACAAATTATGGCAGTAAACATTCTACAGAAAATTTAGAGTTTCCATTAAATGTTTCAGCTAATGGTGCTGGTATTGGTAATCATGGACATTATATTATGTTCTATATTAATGCACAAGAAAAATCAAAACTGAGGACAAGTAAAGAAGGAAGTGGAGGTAGTATTGTAGACTCTGACAGGGAATATAACATACCAAAATATATTACAGAATGGGATAGTGTTACTGAAAGTTATAAAAAAGTAGATGCGGCATCTTCAAATATATTTTC